TCATATGATCGTGATGTTCCAATCAGGTTCCGGTGCCGGCGCGGTTGCTTTCTGCCACAAGCCGATTGCCATGACGAGCGAAACGATGCCGTCGATGCGCTCCGTGCTGCGTGCCTTGCTGGGCTTAATGTTTCCTGCCGCGCTGTCGGTCTGAATCGCCACGTTGCCGGCCTGCCACGCCAGCACCGGATGGCCGCCGTGCAAGACCTTCCCGCTCACGACCCAGTTCTCAAACTGCTTGGACGGGGCCGAGAGCGAGCCGTAACCTTGCCGGTATTGTTCCATCTGCAGGCCATCCCCTTGCAGTTGCAGCCCAAGCTGCGCCGAGTTCCACGGGTCCAGGCCCACGCCCCGAATCTGGTACTTCTTCGCCAAGTCGTTGATGTCGGCCCGCACCTTGTCAAAGTCCGTAACGTTGCCCTCGGTCATGTGCAGATGGCCCTGCCGGTGCCATGTGAGGTACGGCACCTTGTCCCGCCGCTCACGCTGGTGGGCGTTCTCTTCGGGAATCCAGAAGTGCGGCTCGACCCAGAAGGTGCCATCGTCCAGCGGGAACAGCAGCACCAACGCCGTGGTGTCGAACGTGGTGGCCAAGTCCAGGCCAGCCCAGCACTCCCGGCCCTCGAGCGGCATCGGACAGGAAGCGTTGCCCTGAGCCCAGTGGTCCATGCGTAGCCAGCGGGTGTCCTGCTCAGTCCACTGGTTGAGGTACAGCTGGCGGAACGTGTTCTCGTACGCGGGCATTTCCACGGCCCTGGCACACTCGCTCCGCAGGAAGTCGAGCTTTACGCTCACGCCCAGGTTAGGATTGGCGGCGGTCCACGTCGCCTCGTCCTTCCAATCAGCCTTTGGCCCCGCGGCGTAGATGGCGGACAGGAACCGTTCGTCTTTCACGGCCCCGGCCGCCACGCTCTCGGCGTACTTCCAGATTTCCCAGCAGATGCTCTTGCGGTCGTAGCCGGCCGTCGTGATGTAGACCATAAGCGGCTGCGACCTGGCTCCCATGCTCGTGGCCATCACGTCCACCAACTCGCGGTTGGGCTGAGCGTGTAGCTCGTCAAAAATGACCCCACTCGGATTGAGTCCGTGCTGAATCCCGGCCTCGGCAGACAGGGCCTTGTACGTGGCGTGCGTCTTCTCGCAGACGATGGCAGAGCGGTAGACCTTCAGGTGCTGCGACAAGACAGGCGACTGCTCGACCGCGACCCTCGCGGTATCGAACACAAGCCTCGCTTGGTCACGCGACGCAGCACAGGAATAGACTTCCCCGCCCGGTTCAGGCTCCATGAGGAGCTTCAACGCCAGCCCGGCACACAAGGTGCTCTTGCCGTTCTTGCGTGGCACCGCCAAGAGCGAGGTACGAATCTGCCGCCGGCCGTCACGCTCGGCGAACAACGCCCGCACGTAGTCGCGCTGCCACGGCTCAAGCAGAAACGGCTGGCCACCCTTGTCGCCCTTGGCGTGCGTGAAGAACCGTTCGAAGAACTTCACCGCGCGGCAGGAGGCACAGGTGCACTCAGCCAAACAGGATGGCGGCGTCTTCGTCGGTGGCCGGCTTGTCCGGCTGGACGCTGAGCGACGACCTGGCTGACGGGTTGAGCCCAAAGTCTTGCTCCAGTTGCCGCAGCTGCTGGGCGAGCTTGTGGGCGATGCTCACCTCAGGCCGCTGGGCGATGTACTTGATTTCGCCGCCGTCGTTCAGGATCGGGTACGTGCAGCCCTGCTCTTTCAGGATCGCACGGGTGGCAAGCCACCACTCGTACGTGTCGCAGTAGCGGGCCAGGGCTTCCACGTCGGCGTCGGTCATGACTCGCACCGCCTGCAACAGCGGCAGCAGCTCCCGCCACTTGGCCTGGGCCACTTCGCCAAGGTGGCCGGGCATGACGATGCCGGTGGTTGGCGGGGCCGGCTCGGTGTTGCGCCGAGACCTTACGGTTCCGCGAGCGATTTTGATGGCGGTCGGAGCCGGCTTGGGGCCACGCTTACCCATAACCTACCCCCTTGCGATTACTCATCGACACATACACAGAGCAGGCAACCGGGGTTTATTAGCGGCCAGGCCCCCGTCATCCGACCCGCCCTCCCCCGCCTGGGTGGCCGCCCGCCCCGCCGGGGCGTACCATTGAGCCCTCTTAACCCTCACCCGGAAAGGACGGTGTGCTGTGGCATCTTGGCTGATTTGGTTGGTACGGTGCGTGGCTGCGTTTATCCTCGCTTCCATGTCTTTGGTGTTGCTCATCTTCACGGCAACGCAGGCCGAGAACAGAGCCATGATGCTTGGCGTGGCTGCCGTGTTTGGGATTGCTGGGGTGGCAACTTGGCCACGCATGCCGAATGCCTGGCGTCGTGATCCGCCCACCGCAAAGCAGTTGGCATATGCAGAACGACTTGGCCTTGATGTTCCCGCTCGAATCAGCAAAGGCGAACTGTCTGACATGATTAGTTCCGTGACTGGACGGTAAGCCTCTGCTCCTCGAGCGTCTTGCGTCCGTGGCACCGGATGCACAGCGTCTGCCCGTTAGCCACGTCGTACCGCTCGCCACCCTGTGCAATGGGCACTACGTGGTCCGCGTGGTTGGCCGGGTCGATACGCCCACAGTCCACGCAGGCCCACGCATCTCGGGTCAGCACAGCCTGCCGCCACTTGCGGTGTGCCTTGTCGCAATACCCACGGGCTGCCGCGTTTGGCCTTAGGCTCTCGTCTCGCTTGCGGCGGGACTTGGGCAGCGGCCTGTGGGTTGGAATGCGATGGGGCATCAGCTCTTCATAACGACCACGCCGGCAGTGCCTGTGCTGTTGGTCGTGGCACTGACGATCTTAAGCCAGGGCAACGCGAACACGGCATCGGGCAGCGAGTAGGCTCGGCCGTCCGTGCTCGAGGGGGCCAGCGTCAGGTCCACTGCCGAGCCATCCGAACCGTATAGGCGACGGAAGGGGCCGTCCGCTGCGGTAGCACCAAACATCTGCAGCGTCGTAGCGTTGGTGCTGATGGTGCCAATCGACACCACAGCCCCAGCCATGTCGCTCAGGTTGATGGTGGTGGCCAGCGCGGTTGCCGTGTGCAGGGTGATAGCAACGTCACGCACGCGGCGGCGGATCTTGATCTCGGACATGGGCGAGCTCCAAGTGGTGGCACAGGTCAAAGCCTGCAACGAGGCCAATGCCTATAGGCTAGGCAGTGCAGGGGCGAGGCTTGCAGTTACACCTCGAGCATCTCCCCCGGGATCATCCCCCGTATCTCCTCCGCGAGCTTCCGCGCCTCTGGCGTCGGGTCGCCGTGCTTCATCAAGCTGCGGCACCGCTGGTCGATCTCCCACAGGGCGAGCAGTGCCTTGCCGCCCAGTCGTGCGGCGTCGTAGTCGCCCTGCTCGTCGGGGAGCGTGAATCGCAGTGTCGCTACGGGAGACATATCAAATGCGATGTGTTGCGGAAACGGATTGGGGGCGACGCAGAAACTGTCACTTCCCGCCATCTTCTGTGCAGGCCGTAAACGTACACGCCAACTCCTGCATCGCCAGCCGTTCCGGGTAGCCATTCGCAATCAGCCACGCGGTCATATCGCCATCCGTCGCGGGATCGTACAGGCGCGGGAACCCGTACCTGTGGCCGCCTGCCGGATCGACCCAGTACGGGCGTGACAGCCACGCGGGCGGGATCGCAGGCTCGGGTGGCGTGGCAGTATCGCCCGCTGCGATAGCCTCTGGCCGGTCGGGCGACAGCCGCTCCAGCAGCGTCCGCAGCGACTCCCGCTTTATCGGCCCGCCTTCGGGATCGTCGTAGGTGCGTGCGGTCTTGTCGATTGCCCACCGAATCGCCTCCCGCTCCTCGTCGGTGAGCCGCAGGCGTTCGATGGCGGCCGCCGCGTCATGGCAATCCCAGTAGTGCTGCTCGTCGTCGGTGCCGATCATGTTGGCCCGCGTCTGACGCAGGCGGGTGGCTATGTCAGGCATTTTCCATTGTCCAGAAAACGATCCCGGCGGGTTCTCGTCACCCCGTTATCAGTGAGATCGATGCCCGCCGGGATCGCTGATCGGTAAGAAATCCTAGGTACTTTTCCTGACGCCCCAATCATATCGCATAAGACACGTTTCTCGTCGGTTCTCGCATACGGTTGGGGCGTCATGTTCCGCCTCTAACGTCACTTGCTGGGTTCTTGCTGTTTCGCCAGTTCTTTGCCAGCCTCAA